CATGTAGGTTCATACGAATCGTCTGCCTGATCGCCCCACATATCCCATCCTTCACGGTCGCCCCGTGCAAAAAGCTCAATCCGTGGAGCTTGGCTACAAGCCTCTATAATCGGTATAATTTCATCCGGCTTTCTGCTATGCTCACGCTTCATCGTTCTGATGAGGTTTACCTGCGAACGCGCCGGAGCGAGCGTCCGGTTTGGTTCGCTTTTCTTTTTAATGCCGAATAATAACATCTCTGTGACATTTCTGAAATAAAATCCCACGCCTCGACCGTCTGGCTGCCCGTCTTTACGCACCTTCTCCCAAATGATATTTGACTTATATTCGAACCCCCAAGAATCCATTACGGCAAGCCCATCCGGCAGCAATGCGTTTGGAACCCACAGATATAAATGTGCCTTCTCATCGGCGAGGTCAGCTACGGGGAGTTGTTTTATCTCGTCGATTTTCATCGTGCCGTAGCGATTGAGTCTTTTGTGTTCCGGAGCAACCTTACCAGTTCGGTTTTGAAACTGCCACGGCGGATCTGCATAAATCGTCTTATATTTCTTCCCCTGAGTGAAATTTTGCAAATCTATTATTGTACTCTGTAAGTCTGCCATACCCTTCAACGCACTCCTTCTTAATACCGATTGCAAGAATTGGACATCCACCATTTCTGCGTGAATCAAGGCGGTATATTAACTTGCCAATCCAAGTTGTACTCGCCCCATATTTCTTCATTAATAATTCACCCTTATCGTCCCGAACTTCTCTGAAGATATCATTTAACTCTTCGGCGCGCGTAACGATAACACCTACATCAATGAGACCGCAATCAAAATATGTTCTCATAGCTAGTAGGTCTCTATCAAACGTCTGATCTTTACTATTCCATTCCAAATCAAACGCAACTTTATTCTTTAAAAAATCTATATTATGGCCATCGATATAGCCTTGTATTGTCTCTTCTTCGAATGGTTCGTCTGCAAACCGCCCTCGTCTTTGTGCGGCCTGTCTTGGGTACTTTTTTACAATCAAATCTCCGGAAATGCGTATCTCGCGCCATCCATAAGGATACAATATATCATCAAACTTCTTTGGGATAGGGGATTCGTTTCCGCCCGCCTTACTGATGTCCGCAATTGTCAGGTGTAAATGTTTCAGGCAGTCCTGCAGCTCGTTCCACTCGGCACTAAATGACTCATGCAGAATTTCAAGAGCGTGACCATAATTATAATACTCAAATTTTTCGAGGATATCTGGGTCTATATACTGCTGAACATTCATACTGTATGCCTTCCCGTACGCTATTAGATATTAAGATACCACGCAATACCACTTTTGTTAATGCGTTAATTGCGTTACAATGGTAGTATCGATTAAACATGAGTAAAGCACCCAAACCACACAGAAGAGGAAACAATGGAGCAAAAGACAAAGGTATATATTTACACGCGAGTTTCAACCGCAATGCAGATTGACGGATACTCATTGGACGCACAGCGTAGTAGGATGAAAGCCTATGCAGAGTTTAACAACTATGAAATCGTAGGTGAGTACGAAGACGCCGGTAAATCAGGAAAATCTATAGAGGGGCGCGACGCATTTAACCGAATGATGGAGGATATCAAGACCGGTAAGGATCATGTATCCTATGTTCTCGTCTTCAAACTGTCCCGCTTTGGCAGAAACGCTGCAGACGTCCTATCTACGCTGCAAACTATGCAAGACTTCGGCGTTAATCTTGTTTGCGTAGAAGACGGAATTGATTCATCCAAAGACGCCGGGAAGCTGATGATTTCTGTCTTATCGGCGGTGGCGGAGATTGAGCGCGAAAATATCCGAGTTCAAACTATGGAAGGCCGCATGCAAAAGGCCAGAGAGGGCAAGTGGAACGGCGGCATTCCGCCCTATGGATATCGGTTAAAAGACGGAGTACTTTATATTAATAAAGACGAAGCGCCGATTGTTCGTCAAATTTTCGAACTCTACGCTACAACAAATCGTGGATCAAATGGTGTTGCTAAGTATCTCACGACACATGGAGTAATGAAGGAGAATAGGATCACCGGTAAGCCCTTTTACTTTGATGCACATTGGATTCGGCGTATACTACAGAACCCAGTCTATTGTGGAAAGATTGCTTATGGGCGCCGAAAAACAGAAAAAGTGCGCGGGTCGCGAAATCAATATAAAATTGTCAACGCTGATAATTATTTGCTAGTAGATGGATTGCATGAGGGCATTGTGAGCGACGACCTGTGGCAGAAAGCACAGGTTAAAATGCTTGCAAATGCGAAAAAGCATGAGTGCGTTAGAGGCCCTCACACGCACACTCATTTATTATCCGGTCTGCTACGATGCCCAGTGTGCGGAGCAGCCATGTATGGAAATAAGAGCAATAAGAAGCGTGCCGATGGCTCGCTGTATAAAAGCTTTTATTACTATGGGTGCAAACACCATTCCAAACAAAGGGGCTACGTCTGTACTTATAACAAGCAAGTGAATGAGGAAATGCTCGATGAGGCTGTGATTGAAATCATCAGCGAACTGGTTTCAAGACCGAAGTTCGCAGCCATCCTGCGTCAAAAGATCAATATTCAGGTTAATACATCAAATCTTGAACAGGAGATTCATAACCTCGAAACACAACTCAAACAATTTTATACCATTAAGAAAAGGACGCTTGAAGAAATTGAGCGGTTGGACCCGGATGACAAACACTACAACCGCCGCAAGTCAGACCTCGACGACCGGATTGACCATATGTATGACAAAATTGATGAGTATGAGCAAAGTCTGATTGAAGCCAAAGCAAAGAAACAGACAATAGAAGCGGATAAGATCAGCAGCGATAACGTCTATAATATCCTTACACACTTTGACAAGCTCTTTGCGGTAATGGACGAGAAGGAACGTCGACAGCTTATGGAAATTCTGGTTGATAATATACAGATTTACCCAGAACGGCAGCCGAACGGTCAGTGGCTAAAATCCATAACATTCAAACTTCCGATCGTTGATCAGGATATTGGGAAAGGTTTGGACAACGGTTCTCACGTCGAAACGTGTGTACTCTTATCCAAACTCTCTAACGCCAAGCACCATGTAGATGTTGAGATGAATATGGAAGAGCTTGATGTGACAGCTTCGGAGAGCAAGGCCACCTATCAAGAGATACGAGAGTGGGTAGAAGATAATTATCACTTGCACGTCACAAATCTATACATTGCCCAAGTTAAGCGCGAATATGGCATCATTGAGCGCCCAAATTATCACTTGCCAACATCTCCTAATAGCAGACAACCGCACTGCCCAAAAGACAAAGCCGAGGCTATTAAAGAGGCTATGCAACATTTTCAAATGATATGAGCTTTTTGAATTTCATAGCATAAAACGGAAGCCTGCCATCAGGCAGGCTTCCCTACACGTAAACGATATTCTACGCCGAAGCGCCCCGTCGTTTGCGGAGGCTATGGCCGGCAAACCATGTCTGTGGAACTTAGACTTGTCTCCGCTCACGACAGAATCGCCGCGCGTTATCCTACAAGTTTTATTGTTAAATCCACTGCCGGCTTCTTATAAACCGTAAATGTTACTGCGTTATCGGCTACGGTAGCATAGCCGCTCGCAATGATGGCATATGCTTTTGCATACGCCTTACTAGTTATCGTCGCCGACGCCGACGCATCAAATGCACTTGCGAGCATGTAGCGCCCTTCCGCAGAAACGCCAGTTACAGTCACTGTTTGCGTGTATGGGGCAGCAGAGCCAGTCCATCCACTAGCTGCAAGATTAGCCTCATAAACAGCGCCTAACTGCACATCCTTTAGCGGCACAATATGCGTTCCGTCAGCTTTGCGATGAACAATCACGACATCTTCCCCACCGGCCGAACTAGCTTGCGGAAGAGCGCTGATTTTAATGCCTATATCTGCCATAAATCATACCTCACTCATCACTTGCCAAGAGCCGCTTCGACCTGAGAACGGATAATCTTCGGAACTTGCTCGATAGTCTTAAGACCCATTTGGATCAGCCTTACGTATACTTTAACAATTGCAGAGTAATCCATTATTGCGTACCTCCCTCGGATGTTTTAGAGGCATCTTCGGATGCCGTTGTTGCATCATCTGTCGCAGTGAGCATTTCAAAGAGCGATGCAACGCTTTCAAGTGCAGACGCAACATCTGTCTTATTAGCCTCAACGCTAGATTCAAGTGATGCTGCCTTGCTATCCAACGAGTTGAGCGACTGATTGATTGTATCGATATCCTGCTTCATAACCTTTGTTAAATAAAGGCAGAATGCACGATCTAAACTATTATCAGCAGCTGTACGATACCGGAAGGTGATCGACGGATGCTCCTCATATCCGTGATATTCGGCGATCTTATTGTCATCGTCGTCAAATACAGCGATGTCTCCGCCGTATGTTTCAAGCGCGTCAGACAGTGTATCAAATTTTTCAGATGCAGTAATAATAATAAAAAGCCCATGATTGGCATCTTCAATGATGGACTGATCAAGTGTGAAGGTTGTTAAATTTTTTCCAAATCTAACTTTCATAAAATTCTCCTTATAAACAATTGTGTTACCGACGCAGACTCTAGAGTGAATACGAACTCTGCGTCGTATAAAGCTAGGGGCTATACGGTAAAAACATTTAATTTCAGCGGTACTCCGCAAGGTAATAACAATTTGACAAATAAAGTAATTGATATTTCACTGTCAGGCTATACCCCCGTTTCCGCTGGTATAGGTACATTTAACATCACAAAAAATCATGTTTCTGGTGACCCATACGGAAACTTCATAGATCATTACTCTGCCAGTCTTTCCGGGAATTCCGTTACAGTTTCCGTGCAGATGCAGTGGAATAACGATATTCCAACTTTTGATGGAACAATTGTTGTCGGTTATATCCAATCTTGAAGTGCGCTAAGTGAAACCAAGCAATCTGTCACTATGAACGGAAGCACCCAATTTGCTAACTATGCACTTGGTGCTTAATAGTAGTAAATCGTGCCTACAAGTTTGGTATGGCGGTACGCATGAATCGTGATAACACCGTTTGAGCTGTTATAGCTTGTTGAGATATAGGCATTGTCTGAAACACTGGATACTGCTGCGCCAGCATAAATCCAGTAATCGAGTCCTGTTACGGCGAAAATAACGCCGTTATATCCAGCTCTGCCCTGATATGTAAATGTGTAGACATCATTTGCACCTTTAGCCCCAGTTAATGTCACATTTTGGCCGTTATTTTTTACGCTCCATTTACCATTATTATAACCGCTATTATAACCATTATTATACGACGCAGAGTTCGTATTCACTCTGGAGTCTGCGTCGGAAACACCAGCAGAATAGGCATCAGACCACATCTGAGACTGCTTGGCAACCGCGTCTTCCATTCTAATCTCAGGCGCCCAA